CGTGATTTGGGCTTTTAGGACGCTGATGAAGCACCATTTTACTGGCGTCAAGTCCCTCCTGTTTGCTTGTGATCGTGCCCGCGCCTATCGTTACCATATCTTTTTCGTCTGACTCAATCGAAATCATCCCATCCGGCAGGCTCTCAATAAGTGCGACTGTCTTTGCTGCCAGCACCGTCGGATGCTCCATAGATGCCGGCAGTTTCGCCGATATCTGCATAATTTCATTGACAGCTGTAACGGTATCGCCGTCAATCAGCATTCCCGCTGGTATCGCTCCCTGCTTGCTGCACGGCACCGCGCCGCGCAGATTTGCGAGTTTTGGGGCGATTTCATATTTTTCGATATACATTTTGAGTCCTCCTATAAAATTCTATATTCCGCCGTGCAGCTGCTCCGGCGTTCGTTTTCTTATGCCTTTTGGCGTGCCGTCATCTCTTCGATGATTGCGTCCAATGTATCAGCGCCGCCCCATATCTGCGCGTGATGCTCCAGGCACGGCCTGTGAACGTACCACAGGCGCCGGGGCGCTGTACGGCCCACACGTACCATCAGCGCCAACATCTCCCTTGTAGGGCTTTCCTGGCCGCATATAGGGCACCGTCCATAGTGGTACGCGCGATATTCGTCGCTGGTGTTGGCATTCTCCCGCAGCAGCTCTGCCGGATATTCCTGCGGTGCGCCGGGGAGCCACTGATCGCGCAGATTGTTGCGGACAAATACCGGCGTACCATTCGCCGCGGCTATTTCAACGATTTCTTTTG